ATGCCGCAATGAAAGCGTGTGATTTTATAGGCGTGCTGTTCTTGGCGCGGGATGTGGCGCACAGCGTCCACCTGAACACGCGCAGCTACAGCAAGCACAAAGCGCTCAACATCTTCTATGAGCGCATTGTCGGCGCGGCTGATGACTTTGCAGAAGCCTACCAAGGTCGGTACGGTCTGATTGGCCCCATCACCTTGAACTCAGCAAAAAAGACGCCTAACATCATTGACTTCTTGCAGAGTTCTCTTGCTGAGATTGAGGGCGCACGTTACGATTTGTGCGATAAGACTGATTCGGCGCTCCAGCAGCTTATAGATAACATTGTTGAAATCTATTTGCGTACACTCTACAAACTTCGCTTCTTGGCGTAAGGAAAAATCATGGAATTTCTCAACCCGCTGGCCGATACCAATTACCCCGCTAGGTCCGTCTCTTACACCGGCAGCGCTGGCGTAACAAGTACATGGCCTGCTGGCGCTCAAGCCGTGATGGTTTGGTCTGATCAGGCTTGTTATGTGCTGGTTGGTGAGGGCGTGACGGCCACCTCGGCAAGCACCCCGATCCCACCGTTTACACCAATTCCGTTCAAGGTGCCAACCAACGTTAGCGGCCAATGGCGCGTGAGCGCAATTCGCGTATCCACGGACGGTACGATTTACTGCAAACCGATTAACTCCCAATGAGCTTCTTTGGCATTCCTATTCGCAACGGTGTTGCCATTGGACTGGGGAGCATTATTTCGCTCCTGTCTGGTTACGCCAGCGCGACTGTGCAAGGCAACCTATTAACCGAGATCGGCGACAACCTCGTTAAAGAGGATGGCGGCTTGATTCTGCTGGAGTGACCTAAATGGCCGTATTTCTCTCCCCCGTGGGCGGCGCAGCGGCTCAATTCTTTACCAACAGCGGCGTTATCTTGTCGGGCGGCAAGCTGTACAGTTACGCTGCCGGAACGACTACTCCAAAGGCTACTTTTACAAGTTCTTCTGGAAACACCAACCACACCAATCCAATTATTTTGGACTCGGCGGGTCGTGTACCGGGCGGTGAAATTTGGCTAAGCGCATCGTCGTACAAATTTGTCTTAAATACCTCAACGGATGTACTGATAGCCACCTACGACAACATACGGGGATTGGGGGCTGCAAGCTACCAAGTAGATAACTTTACGGGTACTGGATCGCAAACTGTATTTACGTTAAGTGCCGCATCACAAGGTGAGAATTTTACGTTTGTGTACATCAATGGCGTGTACCAAAACAAGAACACCTATACCGTTTCTGGCGTTACTTTAACTTTCTCACAAGCACCCCCGCTTACTTCGCTAGTTGAAGTAATGTTTAACTGATTGGATACGTCATGGCAGACACCAAAATCTCGGCACTCCCCGCATCAACTACCCCGCTTGCTGGTACTGAGGTACTTCCTATTGTTCAGTCAAGCGCAACTAAGCAAGTCTCTGTTGCTAACTTGACTGCTGGCCGATCTTTTGATGCTTTAGGCATGGCCCTTACATCTACTGACGCCGGAGCCGCTGCCGCACCACTGCTTGACCTGTACCGCAACTCAGCAAGCCCAGCCGCCTCCGACACAATCGGAGAGATTGAGTTTAACGGCCAAGATTCGGCTGGCAACAAACAGCAATACGCTCTCATTCACGGATCAATTCTTAGCCCAACGTCAACGGCTGAAACAGGGCAAATTCATTTTGAGACTGCAACAGGCGGCGCATCTACCGAGAAGATGATTATCGGCACGACCAACCTTGTGATTAACGATATTGGGGCTATTTACAACGTGCGGATTGAAGGCGACACAGACGCCAATCTGTTTTTCACTGACGCAACTAACAGCCGTGTAGGTATCGGCATCATTACACCAGCAGAAAAATTAGATGTTGTGGGAAACATTAAGCTGTCCGGCAATCTGATTGTCGCCAGCGGTCAAGGCATCGACTTTTCTGCTACATCACATCCTGCTGGCATGACCAGCGAGTTGTTGGCTGACTATGAGGAAGGCACATTTACAGCAACATTGACATCTCCAACGCCACCGTCAACCCCAGTTACCGCAGTTTGTTCGTATACAAAAATTGGTAGGCAAGTTACAGTAAATATAAATTTTAGTGATGTAGACACAACCGGATCACTTGGGCAAGGGCGTATTACTGGATTGCCTTTTACACAATCAGGCGTTAATCCAACATGTATATTCCAATTATTTAATGTTACTTTTACAACAGGTAACTACGTAACAGGAATTGTAATTGGCACCGAATTATATTTATATTGCAATGTTACTGGCGCTTCTTGGGCGGCGCAAACTCTTTCTGCTGGCGCTGGCAGATATTTTTTTACAACAGCCACCTATTTTGTTTGAGGTTTACTATGTCTCTTACTAAAGTAAGCTATTCAATGATAGCTGGTGCGCCAGTTAATGCTTTAGACTATGGAACTGTTGGAACAGGTCTTGTAGATGATGGGCCTGCTATTCAGCTTGCAGTAAACGCTGCGGCAGCGGCTGGCGGCTCAAAAAAAGTTTCTTTACCTGTTGGGTCATTTTTAATAACTACAGCGGTCACTTTGCCAAGCAACATTGAAATTTTTGGCGCTGGCGAATCTACTATCTTAATAGGTGTTGCTGCTGCGGGGGTTATTTTTAACTCAACGTCAAAAAGCAATATTGTTATCAGAGATATTAAAACCCAAAACGAAAACGCTTACATCCTTTTTACGCTGTGCAACAAAATTCGCATATCTAACGTGTATGGACAAGGTTTGCGTACTGTGGGTGCGGACTTTTCCCAGTATGCTTATTTGTTCAATGGTTGCGTTGATGTTCTGGTTGAAAACCCAACACTAGACAATTACAACAACTATTTGTACTTTGGCATTAGCGGGGCAACGCCATGTACGGGCTACGCAGTTGTTCGTGGTGGTTTGTTAGGGCAATCCAACGCTACACACGGAACAACATTAAACAATCCTGTTGGCGTGTACCAATTTGAATGCGCTAATTTGCTTGTTGATGGGGTTGTATTCTCAAACATAAAATCTTCTGTCACAGCCCCTGCGCCGTTCTATGGTTTTGGTGTTTATGAAGGTGATGGCACTGCCGCAAATATTGTTTCAACGACTGTAGTAAATTGCCATTTTATTAACGATGATGGAATTAATACGCAAGCGGCTGGAGTTACAAGCACATTCACTAAAAAATGTATTGTTGCAAATAACACTTTTGACATGGCGGGAAAAATAGGTTTTATTTACGGTTCGCGCAACACTTTAATTGACGGAAATATTTTTAACAATGCCTTAGTACAAACTGGTCTTAGCGGTTCAGGATCAGACGGAATATTTACTGTTTCCAACAATAAATTTATTAATACTATCGGGCAAGCATTGATTATGGGTAACACCAATAATGGCGGCAGTATTAGAGAAGCATTGATTAACGGCAATACTTTTGAAGGTGGCACTGTTGGTGCTATGTGGATGCGTTTTGTAACCTATGCAGAAATTATGAACAACGTCATCACTGACGGTAATTCTACTGCCAGTGCTAATGATTACGAATCAGGTGGAATTAACTTTTTTGGCTGCACAGAAGGATTTGTTAGCGGAAACATTGTCAGGAATCTAACTGCTAGTGGGCTTAATAAATTTGGTGTTTGCATAGCAAACCCGACTCACGCAGTTAATGTTACTTCTACTAATAGGTTTCAATACATGGTAACCAGCAGCGTTAAAAATGCATTGACTGCACCACCAACAGCAGGCACATGGCAACAAGGCGAAGTAATTCACGCTTGGTTAGCCGCAGCGGGTAGTGTTCCCGGATTCCAATGTGTTACAGCAGGGGCTCCAGGCACTTGGAAAGCAATGGCCGCTTTAGCTGCTTAAACCGTACTGGCGCGACCCACCAGACTTAATGCCTGACTGGATGGTCAGGTTGGAAACAAGGAAATATCATGTCTCTCGAAAAAGTTATCTCTGTTGATCTAATTGAAGTTGTAGAAAATGGCGCTGTGCAAGTCCGCACAAAAACCGCTATTCTTGAAGATGGCAAGCAAATCAGCGGATCATTCCATCGTCACGTTGTTGCCCCAGGCGATGACTACAGCGGCGAGGATGCCCGTGTGAAGGCTATTTGTGCGGCAACGCATACGGCGCCCGTTATGGCGGCGTATAAAGCAACGCAAATTCCAGCATAATGCTGACAAAACGTACTGATGCGATTCATCAGGGATTCTTAGGAATCGAAAAATGTCGGAAGAGAACCTAGCGGTTGTAGAACCCGCGCTGGAACAGGTGGCAACGGCTGCACCTGAACCCGAAGTTAACGCGCCGGAAGCAGAAGCACCCAAGACCTTCTCGCAAGAGGAACTTGATGCGGCTATTGGAAAACGCCTCGCAAGAGAGCAACGAAAGTGGGAACGGGAACAAGCACAGAGGGTTGCGGAAACGCAGACCTTGAGGGCTCCGGCAGCACAGTCTGCGGATCAGTTTGAAACGCCAGAGGCTTACGCCGATGCGTTGGCCTACCAAAAGGCCGAACAACTGATTTCGCAACGGGAAGCGGCCAAGCAGCACTCGCAAGTTCTTGAGAGTTATCATGACAAGGAAGAGGAAGCACGGGCTAAGTACGATGACTTTGAACAGGTCGCGTACAACCCCAAGCTGACGATTACTGATGTGATGGCTGATACGATTCGGTCTTCGGACGTTGGACCTGAGCTAGCCTACTATCTCGGAACCAACCCCAAAGACGCAGCGCGTATCTCCCGCCTAGCCCCGCTTGTCCAGGCAAGGGAAATCGGAAGGATTGAGGCCAAGTTGGCGTCTGACCCTCCGATGAAACGTACTACATCAGCGCCAGCGCCGATTTCGCCTGTCACTGCCCGATCCACTGGATCACCGGCCTATGACACTACGGACCCACGTTCTACCCAGAACATGACGGCTTCGCAGTGGATTGAAGCCGATAGGGCACGACAACGGAAAAAGTGGGAAGCGCAAACCCGCTAACTTTTAAAGGATTTTCTTCATGGCTAATTCGATTCTTACCATCGACATGATCACGCGCAAGGCGCTTGAGATTCTCGAAAACAACCTGGTGCTTACCCGCAACGTAAACCGTCAGTACGACGACAGTTTTGCTGTCAGTGGTGCCAAGATCGGTTCTACTCTGCGTATTCGCCTGCCCGACCGCGCTCTGGTCACTGACGGTGCTGCCCTGCAAGTTCAGGACGACAACGAGCAGTTCACCACGCTGACTGTCTCCACCCAAAAGCATATCGGCGTGAACTTCACCTCCGCTGAACTGACGATGCAGTTGGACGACTTCGCAGAACGTGTGCTTAAGCCACGTAT